ATCCGCAGGCGCATCGCGGCCGGCATCCGCCGCGAGGCCGCCGAGTGGCGAGAAAACCAGGGCTGGCTCTGGCTGCTCGCCTGGCTCTCCCTGCTGCTACTGCTGGCGCTGCTCGTGCGGATCGCGCGGGTCGCGCTCTTGGCCGACATGCAATGACCCCACACACCATCAACCCTGACGACCATCCATGCAACCTCCCAGACCCACACGGATCATCTTTGGCTACCCGGCTACGCCCGTGCGCAACCCCATCCGCATGCCGCCCCCGCGCCCTGTGGCGCGCGCCTCGTTTCGTGTGCGCGTCGGCCGCTGGCTGCTGGCCGCGCTGGCTGTAGCGGGCTACATGACGTTTCTGGCCGTCCTGATCTGTGCTGTCGCCCGCCTATTCATGTGGGCGATCCAGCTGGGCAGCTGACCCTGCCGGCAACCTGCCGCCCCGACTTCACCCTGAACTACCTGCACCTGGAGCAATCATGAGCGAATCCACGAACGACACCACCAACACCATCACCAGCGCGCTCGAGGTCGACACGCCGGTCGTGCCATCGGAGCCCATTCCCGCAGAGACCACGCCAGATACGGGCGCCGAGCGCGAGCAGGGCGACGCCGCATCCGACGAGGATGAGCTGGCGGCCCGCCGCGCTGCTGTGCTTGCCGGCGACTACAGTGCCTGGAGCGCCGACCTGTCGCTGTCGGAGCCTGTGACGCCGAGTGAGCCAGCAGAACAGAAACCCTCGCCCGCTGCAGTCGAGGCGGTGCAGCGGATCGCGCGTGCGCATGGCACGCCGGCCGCCATCGGCCGCAGCGTCGTCTTCCATGGCGACGGCTACCCGGTGCGCGGCGTCATCATCGGGGCCGAGGGCAACAGCCTGGCCATGCGCATCGAGGGGGGCATGGAATGCCTGGTGCCGCCTGACATCCAGATTCAGTACCTTGACACCCAAGGGCGCGTCATCTGGGCGAGCCCGGACCTGCCAGACCAGGAGCAACCGCAGCAGCCGCAGGCCGAAGAGCCAGCTGCAGAGCAGGCGACAGGGCAGGCTGACCCGGATCAGGCCGCAGAACAGACCGATTCGGATCATGTGGCCGAGACGGCAGACCAGGATCAGCCCGGACAGGGTGCGCATGGTGACGAGGCGCCCGCCACTGCCCCGCAGCCGGAGGGCGCGGAGGATGCGCAGGACGCAGGGCAGGAGAGCGGCCTGACCGATGAGCCGCGCGACACTGACCCGGATGGCGAGACTGTCGACCAGCCGCATGACCCGGAGCCCGCGGCCCAGCCGGATGGCGAGCCCACCGGCCAGCCTCAAGGCGCCGAGCATGACGCGGAGGTCGCCGACCAGGTCATCGACCAGGCAGGTCATGAGGCCGAGGACGCTGGCAGCGAGCAGGAAGAGCCGCAGGCCAGTGAGCCAGGCACTGACTCACCAGAGGCACGCTGATGGCTGAGGTCATCGTCAAGCAACAGGGCTGCATTGCCAACCGTATCGCGTACCCGCGCGCTGTCGACGCATTCCACCAGGCGCTGCAGATGCTGAGCGAGCGCAGCCCGTCGCCTGCCGGTCCGGGCTTCAGCCTGGATCTGGCTGGCGGCAGCGTCACAACTCCTGTGCAGACTGGCATCACTGTCCAGAGAACCGAGAGGCGCACATGGATCGTGGCTTCGATCGATGACGAGCATCACGAGATCTCCGCTGTGGAGTGCGCAACGCGCCACGAGGCGCAGCAGTTTGCGCTGCGCATGGCGCGCACGCTGGTGGCCGAGAAGGTCCGTGCTCAGTTTGTTGGACTCACGGGTCGCGCCATCGGTCGCGCCCACCTGGCGCGCCTGGCCAGGCAGGCCGACGCCATCGCCCAGGCCCGGGGCTCGCGCCAGGCGCCGGACGCGGCTGGCGACGCCGCGAGCGCTGAGGGGGCTGCTGCGGCCACTCGTGGGGCGCGCACCTGATGCAGAGCCGAAACAAGCGGTCGCCGACGGTGTCAGAGCGCCGCCACATCGAGCGGGTAGCACGCCTGCCGTGCAGCCTCTGTGATCGACCGGGGCCAAGCGAGGTGCACGAGATCAGCCAGGGGCAGTGGTATACCTCGATCGCGCTGTGCGCGGACTGCCACCGGGGCAGTCTGCTGGGCCTGCACGGCCAGCGTCGCGCGTGGATCGTGCGCAAGATGACCGAGCTGGACGCGCTGGGCGTCACAGTGCGCCGCCTGATGGCCGAGATGGAGCAGCGCCCGACCGGCAGGAACCTCACGACATGAGCAGCATCTGGATGGGTGATCACAGTACCGTGCCGGGCAGCCGAGATGCCGCGCCGGCGCCCGCCTCTCCTACGCCCCCTCCTATCGTCCTGCGCCACCAGGTGGGCAGCGGCGTGGCGGCCGTGCTGGCTGAGCGCGGCGCCAGATACGGAGATTTTGGCGACGTCGCACGAACGGCGCAGGGACTCAAGAACACCATGCGTGTCGCGCCCGGCTGGACGCGGCTCACTGCTGCGCAACGCGAGGGCCTGGACATGATCCAGTGCAAGGTCGCACGCATGCTGCACGGAGACCCCGCGTACATGGACAACATCGTCGACATCTGTGGCTACGCCGAGCTGGTGCATGCGGCCATGCGCAAGGGCGGCCAGGCAGACCCGTCCCGATGAAATGCCATGCGCCTGATCGTCCACCGACTGGGTCACGTCTGTAATGGTGACGCCTACGACACCGCTGCGATTGCCCGCAAGGCATACCGCCTGGCGGCAGGGCCATTCCTGCGCGACGCCGAGGAGGTGTCCGAGCACGACTGTCGCCACGGTGCGGTCATCCTGCGCGACAACCCGGATCACGGCTACCTGCTGTCGATTGCCGACAGCCGCATCGATGCGGACGAGCTGTGGGGGTCATGGGATCTGGACGAGATGATCGAGCGCTACACGGGCTGGGTGAGGACGCTGGGATGAGCGCCAGGCTCAAAGGGCTGCGGCTGCCGGACGTCAAGGCGCTGCAGGCATCGGCGCGGGCGATCCGTGGCGCTGCGCCCAGGCGCCAGGGAGGCGACATGGAGGGCGGCGTGCGCCGCAGCTTCGCCAACCAGGCATTGGGGCGGCTCAAGACTGGCGCGATGAACCAGACAGAGAGCGCCTACGAGCATCACCTGCGCAAGCGGCAGCTGGTCGGCGAGATCATCTGGTATCGATTCGAGGGGCTGACGTTGCGGCTGGCCGAGCGCTGCAGTTACACGCCGGACTTCGTGGTGATGTGCGCTGACGGGCAGATCGAGCTGCACGAGGTCAAGGGCTCGCGCGCAATCTTCCACGATGACGCGCGGGTCAAGGTACGGGTGGCTGCCGAGCAGTTTCCGTTTCGGCTGATTGCCGTCTATCCCCGCGACCGGGTGTTTTCCGGCTGGGACGTCGAGGAGTTCTGAACAGTGCGCCCTGACCAGCATTCCGCCGCCCCGGGCAGCGACGATCTGGACGACCTGCCGCGCAGTGTGCGCGAGATCGCCCAGGTCATCGGCCGGGATGCCGCGCTGCGCCTGATTGGCCAGCTGCCCACCTGCATGGGCGGCGCGCCGGGCAAGCGCTCCAGCCGCGTGATGCTGTACGTGCCCAAGAAGCTCTCGCCCGATCATCGCCTGGTACGCATCCTGGGGGCCGAGAAGGCGATGGCGCTGGTGCGCGCGTTCGGTGGCGAGGTGCTGCAGCCGGCGAACTGCCGGCGCATCTTTGCGCGCTACCGGGACGAGGCCATCGTCAAGATGCTGAGGGCGGGCGCGGGATTGCCCATGGTGCTGTCCATCATGCGCGTCTCGCGCCGGCACGTAGTCAACCTGGTGCGGGCCAACGAGATGGCGCAGGAGGATTGAGCAGCCGCCCATCCGCCCGTTTCGCCCGGCGATGACCGGGGCATGACCACCAGTGGAATACACACGGCCCGATCACGATATTGCCGGCTGACGAACTCCGCCTGACTGACAGAACCCATGGATGACTCCCTGCTCGCAGAGCTGCTGAAGTACGTCGGCGCCACGGGCGCCGGTGGTGTCATCACGGCTTTTGTTGTGCGCTTCGTCTACCGGAAACTGGTCGAAGAAGGCGCAGCAGCGCAGAGAGCCGCGTGGGAGGTGGAGTTCATTGCGCTGCTGCGCGCTGAGATCGAGCGCCTGGCGACCGTGAATCGCGACTTGTACGCGCAAGCAGCAGAGATGCACCGACGAACGATCCAGCTGATTACCGAGAACACCGAGATGAAGCAGAAACTGGCTCAGATCGAAGCGGCTGAGCGCTGGCCCGCCGCCGAGCAGGAGGGATCGTGAGGGAGCCCACTTGGATCACTGAGGCGCGCCGCTACATCGGCACGCGCGAGATTCGTGGCCCGCGTCACGAGCCGAAGATCCTCTCGTGGTGGCGCGCGATCCTGCGCGGCGGCATCCGCGACGACGAGACGCCGTGGTGCAGTGCATTTGTGGGCGCGATGCTTGAGGAGGTCGGCATCGCCTCGACCCGCTTCGAGAGCGCGCGCAGCTGGGAGAGCTGGGGGCGCGGTCTGGCACGCCCCATCTACGGCTGCGTGGTGACGTTCTCTCGCGCTGGAGGCGGCGGTCACGTCGGCTTCCTGGTGGGACATGACGTGCAGGGCAACCTGCTCGTGCTGGGCGGCAACCAGGCCGATGAGGTCAACATCCGCGCGTTTTCCCCCGCGCGTGTTACGTCCTACCGCTGGCCCCTGGGTGTGCCGATCGACGACGCTGGGCCGCCGCCACTGATGGCAGCGGTGCCGCTGTCGACCAGTGAGGCGTGATGGCGAGCGCACTGCAGACGCTGATCCTGGCGCGCCGCCAGGGGCCGCTGGTCGCGGCCTGCGCGGTGCTGCTGGCCGTGGTGATGGCGGCCTACCTGCGCGGCTACGCCAGCGGAAAGCAGGCCGCCACCGCGCATTACACCCAGATCCTGGCCGAGCGGGATCAGCAGGCGCTCAAGGAGATGACCGAGGCCGTCATCCGTGAGCGCCAGGCCGCAGCAGCTGCTGCTGCAATCGAGCGCGAGCACCTGGAGCAGGAGCTGGCCCGCATCCAAAAACAGAAGGTCGTTACCCGAGTCGTGACCGAGTATGTACGCACGCGCCCCAATCTCGATGCTTGCCGCCTGGATGCTGACGGGCTGCGCGTCTGGAATGCCGGCAATGCTGGTAAGCCGAATCGCGCCCCCCAGCGCAAGACCCGTCCCTGAGACCCTGATGATCCCCTGTCCGCAGCTGCCGGAGGCCCAGGATGGGCGCCTGTCATCCCTCATAGAACACCACGTCGAAACGGTGCAGCTGTACTACGCCTGCGCCGAGCGTCACCAGGCGCTGACTGCCGCCGTGCGTGCGATGCAGGGCAAGAGACAATCCGCCGCCCAGGCGGCCGACGACAGCATGGCCGGCAGCAGCTGGCGGGAGCAGAGCGAATGACGAGCGCCCATCCTCAATGGCTGGCGCAGCGTCCCGTAAGCCCGATCGGGAGAGCG